ATCACTTATGACGTAATCAACTGCGAAACAAATTTTTGTGTTGTGAAAGCTAACGCAATTGTTGGAGAAAACAGCATTCAAACATTTGGCTCAGCTTTAAAAGGATCCACTCACAGAGACGGGAATTGTAATACCTGGTATGTAATGGAAATGGCAGAGAAGAGGGCTATGAGCAGAGCTGTGCTAAAATTAACAGGATTTTATGAACTCGGCGTTTTTGGTGAAGACGAGAGTGAAGATTTTAAACGTAAAGATGCATCATGGAAAAAGCAATAAAAAAACTAAAAGATGACAAGCATTACTACGGAGAGTTTGGAAAAAAATTCCTATCTAATTCAGATATAGACTCTTTAATAAACGATCCGTTTAGCTTTAAAAAAGATAAGCCACAGTCCTTGCCTTTTTTATATGGAACTGCGTTTCATGAAATGGTTATGTTTGGTAAAAGCGATAGCATGGAGGCAATTGAATCTTCCACAAGAACTACTAAAATATATAAGCAATCTATTTTAGATAGAGGTAAGGAGATAATGTTACTTCAGAAAGAAGCTGATGAAATACAATCAATGGTGGATGTGTTTAAAAATAACGAAAACATTAAAAAAGTTTTAGATATTAAAAACATACAATTTGAGGTTCCTTCCATAGACTTTATGACAGACAGAAACCTGCCATGGAAAGGCAAAGCAGACATCCTAACGGACGATTTTGTTTACGACATCAAAACGTGCAGTAAATTAAAAAGCTTCCGTAATAGCTCTAAAAGCTACAATTACGACAGTCAAGCTTTCATATATTCAAAATTGTTTCAAAGACCTATGAGGTTTCTGGTAATAGAAAAAGGGTCTGGTCTGATAGGCATTTTTGAAACCTCAGACGAAGCCTACGATAATGGGTTTTATAAGGTTGATGCTGCCGAAGAGCAATACTTAAAGTATTTTGTAGACAAGAAAGAAGATATTAAAAATTTCACAAAGTATGGGGAAATTTAATAAGTTTGCAAATAATGACGAAGCTGCTCAGATAGTAGCTATCATCATCGGAATAATAATTTTAATCAATTTTAATTTAATATAAATAATATGTCAACATTAATTTCAGCCTCGATCAAGGCTTCTGAACTAAAGAAAATTGATCCTAACAAAGTGATCAAAGGGAAAAAAGACAATTACATCCCTATTTTAATTTCTGTAAACGACGATTCTAAATTTGGTAAGAATGTGTCAATCAGTATTCAACAAGAAAAAGAGGAGAGAGAAAATAAAGCTCCAATACATTATCTTGGAAATGGATCCGTTATTTGGACAGACGGTACTGTTAAGAAAGGCGTTAAAGAAGAGGATAGTGGGTCTCAACCATTTGAGGATTCTAGTACAAAAAACGACGGTGGTTTAGATAATGACTTGCCGTTTTAAGTTAACTAACCCTCTGAAAGCTTATGTTAGTAGGAGGGTTTTTAAAAGCTATAATCATGATAAATAATAATTTAAAAATAATAAAAAGGATAGCTGATATTGTAGCTGCTCATTTCGATATAAATGTTAGGGATATGTTTCCTAATAGTAGAGAAAATGAAACTGTAGAAAAAAGGCAGATATTTCATTATATGGCTACTAAACATACCAAAGCAAGTTTAAGGGAAATTGGAGACTTCTCTAAAGTTATGGGTAGAAACATTAGTCACAATCATGCCACGGTACTATATTCAGTAAAACAAGTACAAGGATATATGGATGTAGATAAAGAGTTCTACAATCAGATGAAACAATTAGAAAGCAAAATATACAAAGCAGTTAGTTTAATTAATAAAACTTCTAGAATTAGAGATGTTCAAGTCCAGGCAATTATAGATACAGTTTTTGGAGATGAAAATTTAGAATTCGTTGAATTAGTTCATTTGTTAATCGAAAAGATTTACGAAAACAAAAACAAAGAAGAGTTATCGCATTTAATTTTTCTGCAAAACAAAATGAACAATGAAAGGATTTATAAAACTTCACAGATCGATACTAGATTGGGAATGGTATAAAGATACAAATACCAAACATTTATTCATACACTTACTTCTTAACGCTTGTTACGACAATTGTCGATTCATGGGTAAATCTGTCAAAAGGGGAGAATATATAACTTCTTTGACCAGGCTTTCTAGTGACTTAAATATACCTGTAAGACAGCTAAGAACTTCTCTTAAAAGATTAGTGAAAACAGGAGAAATAGACACGCAAACGACAAACAAGTATACGAAGGTAACTATCTTAAACTATGATAGTTATCAAGTAGATGAGGTTAAAAAGAAAAGAAAAGCGACAAGCAAACGACAAACAAAAGACACGCAAGCGACAAAGATAAGTAAGAATATAATAAATAAAGAAGATAATAATAGTATGATAAAAAAATGTAAAACCGATATGATGTGGAAAGAAACAACGGCTATGCATTTTAAATTGCCTATTTCTAAAATTGATTCTGCATTAGATAAATTCCTTGAGGTTCTTACTATAACCGATGAGAACAAAAATAATATGCGTGACTTAAAATCTCATTTTGTCAATTGGATGAGGTACAACTCCGACAAAATTACCTCAACAAAAGGTAGTTACAAGTGGAAGTGGAGGGGTCAAGCTGTTAAAAGTGGAACAAAAGAAGAAATGGAAATAGATAAACAAAAATTTGATCAAGCAGGTTTTGATTTTACAATACTATAATTATGACAGAAAACAATTTTGAAATAGACGTATTCAACCAATACAAATTACCTACCAATAAAAAGAAATCCACATGCCCTACGTGTTCTTCTTCTAGAAAAAAGAAAACGCAAGAATGTATGATGCTGGATTGGGATAGAGGATTGGGAACATGTCAACATTGTGGAGAGGTTCATCAACTGCATACATACAAGTTAAAGGAAGATAGCAACACAGTAAACTACATAAGACCCGTAAAGAAAAAAGAAATCAAAACAAGTAACAATGTTATTGGTTGGTTTGAGGGCAGAGGTATTTCTGAAAAAACCTTAAATGATTTAAGGGTCTCTAATAACATAGAGTATATGCCTCAAGAAGGGGCTGAAGTAAATGCAATACTATTCAACTATTATGTTAAGGGTAATCTAATAAACATAAAATACAGAGATTCAAAAAAGAATTTCAAAATGTATAAAGGTGCCCAAAAAACATTTTACAATATAGATTCAATATTTGGTCAAGAAGAATGTGTTATAACAGAGGGGGAGATAGATGCTTTATCATATCATGAAAGTGGTATTAAAAACGTTGTAAGTGTTCCTAACGGATTTAACTCTTCGGGTCAAATAAATCTAGACTACTTGACTGACTTTTATTATTACTTTGAAGACAAAAGTAAAATATACTTAGCACTAGATGCAGATGAAGCAGGAGAAAATGGAAAGAAAGAGTTTATTAGGCGATTTGGTTCTGATAAATGCTATCTAGTTGACTTTAAAGATTGCAAGGATGCAAACGAGTATTTAGTTAAGTATGGAAAAGAGGCTTTAAAACAAACAATACAAGACTCAATACCATGCCCTATTGAAAACGTTCTAAGAGCTAACGATATGGCGTCTCAGTTAGATTCTTTCTACAAAAACGGTATAGAGAATGGATATAAAATTGGTTTAGGTAGTTTCGATGGTATATTTTCTACATACACAAAACAATTTATAGTTGTTACGGGATTTCCCTCTAGCGGTAAGTCAGATTTTGTAGATCAAATGTCTGTTGGGTACAACATGATGTACAATTGGAAGATAGCTTATGCTAGTACAGAGAATTATCCTCAATACTTACACGTTGATAAATTAGTAAGAAAATACTACGGAAGAACACCCGAGTATGAAGAAACACAAGAGCCTGCATGGAGAAAATGTGTAGACCATGTAAATAAGAATTTCTTTTTTATAAACTATGATGATGGATATGATTTGGAAAGAGTATTATCTAAAGGAGAAGAGTTGGTAAGAAGAGTGGGTATAAGATGCTTGGTCATAGATCCTTATAACAAGGTTAAAGACAAGTCTTCATCTAAACTAGGTATAAATGATTATACGAACGCATACCTAAACAAGATTGATAATTTTTGTAAAAAAAATGACGTTATAGTAATTCTTGTAGCTCATCCAACAAAACCTCAAACAGATAAAGGAAAGGTATTTGAGCCTACTTTTTATGATGTAAAGGGTGGAGGAGAGTTTTATGATATGAGTCCTCATGGGTTGTTGGTTCATAGAGATTATGAGCAAGGAACCGTAAAGGTAAAAGTATTGAAAGTTAAGTTTTCAAATCTAGGGGAAAATCAAGCTGATGTAAATTACTTTTGGAATGTTAATAATGGTAGGTATACTGAAATTGTAAATGGCAATCCGAAATGGGATAACTCAAATTGGATGTTGCCAAAGAAAAATCCTTTTGAAAGAAACAAAAAGATTGATATAGAATTTAATAAATTAAAAATATAGAAATGGAAAACAAAAACAAAGAAGATGAGTTAAGGAATGGGTTAGAGTTAGTTTTAACCCTTCAGTTAGCTTTAGAATTAATGGACGAATATAAGTTAAGGGGTTTGTCAAAAAAATATGGTAACATGTTTAAAAAATCTCTAGAAAAAAACTTATCAGAATCATACGATAGATTGTACACAGACGATTCAGAATTTGTGACAAACGCAATGAACATTAAAAATAAATTAATGTCTAATATAGCTTCTTTTAACGAAGCTGATGCAATCTTATTTTCAGAGTTTACAGAAAAGTTTATAAAGAATATAGGAATTGCTAGAAAAAAAGGAGTAATATTTTTTGATAAAATAATATAAATATGAAAGCACTAATAGTAATATTGGTTACTGCAACGATTTATCATGCAGACCCAAAACAATGTAACGCGGATTTTTTAACAACCGCATCTTTAAAAACAATTAATTCACAATCACCTGGATCACATAGATGGATTGCTGTGTCCAGGGATCTAGAAAAACATGGATTTGTATTTGGAGCAAAAGTTATGGTTTCAAACGCAGGAAACATGGATGGAATTTGGACGGTAGAAGATAGAATGAATAAAAGATGGACCAAAAGAATAGATTTTTTAGTTGACTACGATATTAAAGGAGGTAAATGGGAAGAAGTTGAAATATCTTTAATAGATGAATAGATCTATTCACGAATCAATGGCAATTTGTTTTAAAGAAAACATAAAAATATACCCAATAATTTACGACAAAACAACCTTTAAGATAGAGGTTAACTACAATGGTAGAAAAAAGGTAGGAGAGAAGTTGTACGGAATTACATCTGATCAAAAGAAAATGCAAAAAAGAATAATAGAATTATACAATGAGTTCGCAGATAAAATACAAAGTAGGGGATAGGACATTTGTCCTGGATAAAAAGTCAATTGTCCGTTCATATGATAAATACTGTCAAATGTCAGATGAAGATTTCTTGGCAGATTTAATAAACATTATGCATTTTGCAGTTTATGTTTGCTATATTAAAAATGTTCCAAGCAAAGAGATACTATCAGATGATGGATTAATACATGAATTAGTTCATTTAATGAAGGATAATACTAGAAAGTATGTTGATTTAAAAAAAATAAGGAAAAACTTTAACAAAACTTTGTGTATTAAAAAAGAAATCATTACATTTCCTAAAATTAATTAGGAAATGCCAACCCTTCATTCTGACAAAGACTTATTTTGGAAATCTAAAGATACCAAACTAGAGATGGTTAAGGAATTTAACAAGGCTTTTTCGATAGATCAAGAGGAAAAACCTTCTCTAACTTCAATAGAAAAATTTCAATTAAAATACAATTTATTAAAAGAAGAGCTTGATGAATATAAACAAGCTTGTGAAAACGAAGACTTAACTGAAGTAACTGACGCAATTGTAGATATGATGTACGTATTGTACGGAATTGTAACTCAGCACAGACTATCTGATCTTATTTATGATTTATTTGAAGAAGTTCATAAATCTAACATGAGTAAGCTCGAAAGAGGTAAGCCGTTAAGAAGAACAGACGGAAAAATACTAAAAGGTTCAGAATACTTTAAGCCAAATCTAAAAAAAATATTAGATGGAAGATATAAATAAATTTATTGACCGTGTTCTTGGATATAAAACATGGTCTGATCAAAGAAAGATAGATACTCTTCTTGAGTATGACTGTAGTATGTATACTAATTTAGGTACGGATTCTACAAAAACACAAGTGCAGGAAACAAAAAAGAAATCTAGAGCTATTTACAGGGCTATTGGTAAAATTGATAAAAAACAAGGAGAAAGTTATTTATGGCAAATGGATAAGTAAGTGCTGATACAAAGAGAAACATATCTTATAAAAACTTTTGATAGTTTACACGACAAACTAAATGACGTGTTTGAAGATGTTTCCGACGGCAATTTTGAGGCTTCTAGAAACAATATTAATTCATTAATATACGACTTGAAAGAGCTTAAAAAAAACACTGAACCATGAGCAAAAAAAGAGTAAGGCTTAACAAAGAAGAGGCAATAGCACTAGGTCTCGAGGTAAAAGAAACTGAAAAAGGAAGGAACACTTTTAGAGCATACATAGGTATTGAAGCTCAACAAAAACTAAACCAAGTAAGGCATCAAGGTGTTTACGAATACTGCAAAGAAAGAGGTATAGACTTCAATAGTGTTAGTCAATATTGGGATAAAACAAAAGAATATTCTGTACAAGTAAGACCAACAATAGTTTCATACAACGATATATCAAAACAGATTATCGAGGAAATGAAATTATACTCCCCGAAATATCCTTCGGTAAAGAGAAAAAAAACAAAAGAACCTCATCTTTTAGTTATTGATCCAGCCGATGTTCATATTGGTAAACTTTCTACTTCTTTCGAAACAGGAGAAGATTATGATTCAGAAATAGCTATACAAAGAGTTCGGGATGGAGTTCAAGGTATCCTGGATAAAACCTCTGGTTTTGAAATAGATAAGTTTCTATTGATAATAGGTAACGATATACTTCATATAGATACTCCAAAAAGACAAACGACTTCTGGAACACCTCAAGATACTGATGGTATGTGGTATGAAAGCTTTTTAAAAGCAAAATCTATCTATGTTGAAGTAATAGAAAAGCTTTTAGCAATAGCTGATGTTCATGTAACATACAATCCAAGTAACCACGATTACACTAATGGATTCTTTTTAGCTGATGTTATTAGCACTTGGTTTAGAGGATGTAAAAACGTAACTTTTGATTCAAGTATAAGTCATAGAAAATACTACAAGTACGGTAACAATTTAATAGGCACAACCCACGGAGACGGTGCTAAAAACAACGATTTACCTTTACTTATGGCTGTAGAAGCAAAAAAATGGTGGTCGGAATCACAGCATAGATATGTTTATACTCATCATGTACATCATAAAAACGCTAAAGATTATGCAGGTGTAACTGTGGAAAGTTTAAGAAGCCCTTCTGGAACAGATAGTTGGCATCACAGAAACGGATATCAACATGCACCAAAAGCAATAGAAGGATTTTTACATCACCCAGAATTTGGTCAAATAGCAAGACTAACACATATATTTTAAAAATGGAAGAAAATTGGTACTTATTATCGTTTAGTTTGAGGTGGCCTCATCAAGGAATAATCATTGGTTATGAACTGTTAATACCAACTAAAAGTGATAATTATTACTCAGTTAGAATTCACCTAGGTTTTCTGTCAATTAATTATGATTTTGGTGATGGAGAGTGTCCTCTTTAGAAAAAAAATAAGTATATTTGCTTATATCTCCCTTAACAGTTTAATTAACTGTTATGTTTTGTTTTCAAGAAAAGCCCTCAAAATATTGGGGGTTTTTTAATTACATTTGTTATATGGAGTTCAGAGATAAAATATTTATAAGTCACAACCCAACAGATGATGATCTAGACCGTATAAAAGAAATACTTGACGGAATAGATCTTGATGAATATTTAAAAGATTCTTTTGTCTATGTAAATATAACTAAACATGAAACTATAGAGGTTATGTCTTTTAATGATTCCTTAGTTTTTGTGGCATCAAAAGAACTTAACTTGAATAACAAAATGTCTATTGAATACATTATAAGAATGGATGAGATTAATCAGAAGTTCAATGAACTTTGTTATTGGGAAAATATAAATGACGTGAAGAAATACATCATTGTGTTGAGTGAAAAAATTACTTCAAAAGAAACAATTAAAGAGTATGCTGATGATCCAATATACTCTGACTCATACGGAAGGGCTGTTGTTCATTTAGTTAAAAAAGGAATAGAAGATTATTTATATTTAGAAGACGTAGATGCGTAGATTTAAGAAAGGAAGGCAAATTACAAGATCAAAAAAAGTAAAGATTGATGGCATACAGTTTCAATCTAAACTAGAATCTCATATGTATTTGTTGCTCAAAGCAAACAAAATAGATAACGGATATGAGTCAACTAAGTTCACAATCATTGACGGATTCATGTTCGATGCTTGTTCTTATGAAAAAACCCCATCAAAAAAATACTTACACGATAGAGGTAACAAAAAAATACTACCAATTACTTATACTCCAGACTTTGTAGACACCCAGAACCCTCCAAGATACATTATAGAGTGTAAAGGGAATCCAAATGAAAGGTTTCCTATGGTCTGGAAGCTTTTTAAGAGGCATTTAACGATTAATAACATTAAAGCCGACCTCTTTGTTCCAAGGAATCAAAAAGATTGCCAGGAGGTTATTAAAATAATAAAAGAAAAGTATTATTAGTCTTCTTCTAAAGGACCTTCTATCCCTAAAAATCTTTGCATTCTTGGGTCTGGATCGTCTTGTAAAAAGTATTCTTCCATTGTTCTCTCTAATCTATCCGCAAACTTATCTAAATCAGCTCTAGGTGCTATAGGATTAAATATAGAATGAATTCTAAGTTGATAAAGAAGATCAGCAGCTTTAGCTACAGCCATTCTCATTTCGTCATCAGGAGCTGTTAAATACCTTTCTTGATTTTTATAATCACCTCTATTTATAACAACAGATCCCTTTTCCCTAAGTCTTTCTGCCGACGTATATCTATTAATGTATTCCATTCCAATACTAATCATACCTAGTCTTTTCACGGCAAAACTTGTGTAATCATCCGCAGACATAGGCTCATCTAGTTCTCTAGATGAAAATTCTCTTGCAATATCTTCTCCATATATTCTATTCACACCAGCTGCAACTAAATCATTCAATAAACCAGGTAATGGAGCTGGTTGAAGTGTTTGTATAGCGTCTTGAATAGTTGATCCCGTCACAGGGTAAGTTTTTCCTGTAGAAAACTTATTATCATAAGTCATAGAGTACTTAGCAAAGTCATCGGTCAAGGATTTTAATTCTGAAAACCCTTTAGCAACACCTTGCAAAGCTCTGTTTCTACTTTCTAAAGTTGGCTTATCTAAACCACTTATCGGAAGTACATCTTGAAGAATTCCTTCCATACCTCCAGTCTTGCGTATATCATCTTCATCTACGCTAAAAAAGGGAATAGCTTGACCTAAAAGACCAGATACTCCTTTTAATGTTGCTACACTTCCCGCATATTTAACTGCGTTAAAAGAAATGATTTCATTTAGCTTCCCTTTCATAAACCTTCTTGCTTCTTGTTTTTGCAATTCAGAAATATTTGGGTCTTGTAAAATAGAAATTTGATTAGAAAAATCAGCTCTAGCGTTAAGCAAAAACTTTTGAAAAGGCATTATCATTCTCATTGCGTTTTTACCTGTGTCGTTGTTGTATATTAGAGCTTCTCCAGACGGATCACTTTGTCTCATAGTTCTATCTATAATTTGATCCGCGTATTTTATTGCCTCAATATCAGGGTTGGCGTTTTCTTTTTCCCAAAAAGAATCCATGTCTGTAACCTTTTCCCCTTTAGAAACTTTATAGTCTAAATAGTGAGCTTCAAAAGCCATGCTTGCAGCAGCCTTATCTGAATTTGCTAACATAAAGTTTAATGACATTTCATTAGACTTGCCTATAACCTCTAAAACTCTATCTATGGTTAACTGAACACCTAATCCTTTTAATGCTTTTCCTTCTTTTTTGCCTAGATTAAGTTGTTTTATATAATACTCAGCAGGCATTGATTGATTTTGATCTATAGCTAGTTGAGAAGCTATAGCATTTCTAAAGCCAGTTCTAGATTTATCATATATATTACCTAATTTTCCTTTCCTGTCAATATATCCAAAAAATCTACCAAATTTATTATTCATGTTAAAAGAACCAGCAGTTGCAGAAAAATAAGTCAAACCTCTTCTTTTTAGATATGACTTAGCCTCAGAGTTTTTAAGTATAGGATATGTACCAGCCCAAGCACTACTAAACTGACTAATTGGTTGCGTCAATCTAGTGAGGGATATGGCAGATACACCTCCATAAGCAGCATTTAAAAACTTTTTCATGGTGTCTTCTGCTTTAACATCCCCTATATCTTTGGCTGATATATTTGACCTTCTAACATCTTCTTTCCACATTTTAGACCTTTTAGAAAAGTTATTTAATAATATGTCTTTAAGAGTCCCGTCTTCAAATGAATTTGTAAACGTAGGGTTCTGTAGTAGGTTGTCTAAAGTTTCATAATGCTTCTTTCCAAGTATTTCCATTTCCATACCGTTCAACTGACCATAAGCTTGATCCCAATATAGCCCTGCATCTAATCTTAAATCTTCACCTAATTTTTTAGGTTTTGTTATGTTCATACCGCTATTTACTGATATTCCATCTGGATTATCTGGTCCAAAATAATCTCCGAACCTTGATCCATCAGCGGCTTTAGACATAAACAAAGGAGTGTATGATCCTTCTTCAAACATATCCGCTTCATGGTCTTCAAAATCATTAATTCTATCAGCAGCTCTTTGTCCTGGCATTACCTCCGCCAATCTATTTATAGCGTTTAAATTAAACGGCAATGCTTTCCCAGAAACATCTTCAAAAGACTTTGCGTCAACAACCCCTAGTCTTTCAACTACTTCTTTGTATAGTCTGTATTTCTCTATAGCAGCTTGTTTTTCTCCTAAAGCTATTTGCTTAGAAGTAAAATTAGATTCAGCATCTTCTTTTCTTTTCTGAAGCTCTTCAGTAATAAGAGTTTTTGCTCTGGCAAACTCAACATCTTGCCCTTCAGAATTCAATTCCCCGCTTCTTCTTTTCAACATACCTAGTATAGACATCTCATAAGAGGCATCTCTTGACGACCTGGGGTTTGATTTATGTTTTGTTCCGTTTTGTTTATTATACGCCTTAACTTCGGATTCGTATAAAGACGTGTGTTGTTCTTTTATTTTACCAATCTTTTGCTTTGCCTCTGAGCTTGATCTTAAGCCTTCTTGTATGAGGTTATGTAAAGGAGCTCCTATCTCAGTGTCTCTTATTAAAGATAGACCCTCAATAGTCATAGTGTTAAATTGAGCTTGATTAGTTAAGATTTGAGATAAGTTGTTATAAAGCTTCAATCCTTTTTCAGTTAAAGATCCGTCTTCATTTAAAACTCCTTTTAAGTTTGATCCAACTACAATCTTCTTTCCAGCTGCATTAGATGATATTTGAAGAGCAATATCGTGCGCATCTAAAATAGCGTCCACCTTTCCAAAAGAAACTTTTTTACCATTTTTAACATCGTCAAAAAACTTTTTTATTTCTGATGATTGTTTTGGTGATAAGTCATTTGCAAAGTCAGAATCTAAGTTAAACGCTTCTATTCTGTTCACTATAGAACCTGTTCTTTCTTGATTTAATTGTTTTTGAGTCTTTTCTATCTTACTTGTTGTTACAACAACTCCACCTTCTTCGGTAACCTTAAATTCACTATCCTGATCTCCTTTAACCTCTTCTACTGGCTTTGTAACTGTTAAATCAAGTTCTGGAGCACTCAACATAGCCTTTACATTTACTATGTCGTTAGATAAGTTCCAGTCTTCTAATTCTTGCCTAGTTACTTCTTTTAAATAATCACTAGCTTTATTCGTGCCTATATTTGACATAGCGTTAAAGTCTTGTCTCTTTTTAACTATACCATCAGCAACAGCTTCAGTATGTAACTTGGCAGCTCTATCAAAAACAGCAGGATCATCACTATTTAAAGTAAAGTTTGTTTCACCTGCGTCAGTTTTTTCTTTACCCATAATCTCTATTGCTTTCCCTAAATATTCTTGCTGAATATTTTGATCTGCAAAGTAGAAAGATAAATCACTAGGGTATTTAGATAAAATCTCTTTTCCTTCAGCCTTTAATTCTATTATGTTTTTTTCGCTTTTCTTTTTTTCGTTATTGTCTGTGTTTGGTGAAGATATATTTGCGTCTTGCTCCTCTATTCTTTTAATAATATTTAAAAACTGTGACTTATCGTTCACAGTCATTCTTTTAACCATGTCGCTTTTTAACTGATCAAAATTACCAAGAACATTATCAGCTTCAATCTGCCTATTTAATAAGTTTTTGTATTTTGAATTACCTTCTAAAGATATTAGTTTTTGCTCAGCATCCTTTTTCATTTTGTTTACTTGAGCATCTATATTTAACTTATTTACAATAGCTTCATTCTCAGAGGGTAGGTTAATATTGTTTTTTACTTGCTGCTCAGCTATTTTTCTAATTTTTTTATTAGTAAACCCTTTAGACATTACACCCATGGCGCCACCAGAAAAAATAGAAACCAAACTAGTTTCACCAACCATTCTTTTAGCTCTTTCGAAATCCCATGTATCAAGACCAAAATGAACGTCTACATAGTAATTACTTAAAGCTATAATGTTTTCTTCAGGAAGCTCTGCTAATATAGCTTTCTTGTCAACATTTAGATAAGAAGCTAATTTACCAGCAATAGTTTCCCTTGTGTCTTTAGCATATGCATCGGCTATTTTTTTTGCGTTTTCCGCTGTTTTTGGTCCTGAAAACTTTTTAACTCCTTTTAGTCCTTGAAAATACTTGAAAGTAAACAAAGAGGTTACTCCTGTTTCTATCCCTGTTTTAAGTAAAGAAGTCATTCTAGATTCAAATCCAGACTGATTTAATGCTTTTTGCTCTTGAGGGGTTAAAGCGTAACCTAGCTCTTGTTTTTCTTTAAGCTCCTTAAGTTTTTCCGCTTGATATAATCTATCTCCACCATATGTACCAGCTGCTGTTGCTGATAGCCCTACTCCTGGATTAGCTATAAAAAGACCAGTATAAACTAAAGAATTAGCAACTGGTTTTGACATTTTAGTAACCGTTTCTCCTATGCTTTGAGAGTCAAAAATATCTCCTTCATACTCTGGTTGATACTCTTTCCTAACATGTTTCACTAATTTAGGATCTAGTACACTACGCATATTGCTAATAGCACCTAATCCTATGTTACCGTACATAATCTCCTGAGCAGTAGATTCTGGAACACCTAATCCCACTAAACTATCATAACCTATGTAAGACATGTTAGATGCAAGCTCCCAGGCGGAAAGACCAAACTCAGTAACAGTACCTTCTATTATCTCCGAAGTTTCTGAAAACCAATCTGTAATAGAGTTATCAAACCCTAATATTCCTTTATTGTCATAAGCCTCTTGAGTTCTCATTAAATCTTTAACTTGAGACACTTGATCGGCTAAAAGACCAGCTGTTTTTGGGTCTCCTATCTCTATACTTACTTTTCCTTCACGAATTCTTTGTATCATTTGGTAATCATACATCATCGTACTAATCTCGTTTACTGTAGATGGCTGACCGTTTATCTTAATTTGCTCTAAAGGGATATCTCCAATCATCAATCCTGCCTGTGAAAATTCATTTAATGAAACTGGGTTGTTTAAATCAATTTTCTTATAAGCACCAGAAGTTCTCAAAGAATTACCTAACTTAGAAGAAGCTATTTTTCTTCTTGTGTTAAAAGACTCGTTTATGGTTTTTAGTTTTTTTAACCCCTCTTTTCTGTTTCTTAACTTAGCTTTTGTCTCTATTTGAAAGGATGGGTCAAGGCTAGGAAAATTAGGTAGCTTTTGTTTTCTTACCATTGTGTTGTCTTGAGCAACCTTTGTACCTTCTTCAAACAAGTCTTGCTTGTATTGCTCCATCTTATCTTCACTTAAAGACGCGTCTGCTCTCTGTATGTCAAATTTCCACAATTCTTCTTTAAACGTTCCTCTATCAAAATAATCGTTCACCTTTCTATCACCTCCTAACAATCCAACAACAAAATTAATCTCATTCATAGAAGGAGTCATTTCTTTGTTGTAAAGATTAGATATGGTTTCAGGTAAATCTTGACTAGAAGTGCTTTTTAATATGTTTTTTTGATAAGAAAGATTTTCAATTTCAGAACCTTGTATAAAAGAAATCATTTCTGAATATCTTTGTTTTTCAAGTTCGTCTGGATCAGCGCCAGGATTAACTAATCTTAATTTATCTTTGTAAGAAAAAGCACCACCATCAGTAAACATTGAGAAAGACTTAGTTCTTCCATCTGGTCTTATTATAGTTATTCCATCTGTATCAACATCTTCAGAGCCTATACGAGCTTTAACACCATATTGAGACAATGTATTGTTTATTGTAAGAGCAGCGTCTTCACTACTTAAACGAAAAACCTCTAAAGGTATACTTTCTATATTTTCTTGGTAAGAGATATCTTCATTAAAATATCCTTTGAAATCCACAGAAGATTCCCCATTTACCAAAGTTGAGTCTAATTCCGTACTCTTTACTTTGTTTTTGAGGTTTAGATTTTTTTTTTCTGTATCTAATAAAGTAGAATCTTTTAAAACCTCGTCAACAGGGTCAATATCTACTTCCCATGAACTATATAATTTATTCACTTCTTCTTCTCCTGGAGTCCTTCCTTCTGCAAATCTATAGGCTCTACCTATCATGAATTTAATCCTGTTATCTTCAGCGAACTGAGTGGCTTCTTCATCACTAACAGACGATCCTTTAGACTTATTATAGTCTATAAACCACTGTTTAGCCTTAGACTTGTCTAGTTTTTTCTTTGGAGGATCTGGATCTTGAGTTTTATTATTGTTAGAAACATCTGATTTTTGATTATTATCAGTTTTCTTTTCTTCAACTAACTCTTCTTGATTGTTCACAATCATAATTAATTTTTAAAGTTTATGGATTTGACGACTTACTTAGCTTACTTTGCATTTCTTTATTAAGACTTAAACTAGCTTCATGTAAAGCAAGTTTATGTCTAGGGTCGTTTGCACCGTAATTTAAGTTATTAAAATAAGCTTTCCATTTTGGATTTTTATATAATTCGTTATAAAGATCTTGAGTAGCATCCCCTATATCATCACTAAAACCTATATCAACATAACTTCTTTGACCTTTAACCGTTACTTCAGAACCTTTAGCTCCTCCTGATTCTTTTGTATCAACTGTTCCGTAATTAGCGTTTCCAGTTAAAATAACCTTTATATTACCGTCCTTATCCTCAGCAGTATAAAATCCGTTAATATTTTCAAATTTTGCATTGGTAAAAGTACTTACTTTTAGTGTTGAAGCTAATTATTTCATTATTCCACCTCCAAGACTTACAGATCCTTGTTTGTGTAATGGATATTTTTTTGGATCACCTAACTCAGATAAGCTGCTAGGAAGTGTTACTCCTGAACCAGTTACACCTTCATTACTTAATGAAGTCTTCATTAAGCTTATATCTCGGGTATATAGTGGCTGACCTTGTTCATCTACTTTCCCAGCACTAGCTATTTTATTAGAGACTTCAGCTGCAATCTGCAGTTGCCCTAAGAAAAGGTTACCTGTTTTTGGTTTAACCTCACCTTTTAAATAAGTAGTTGCCGCAGCAAAATCAAAATTATCCTCAACTTTTTTAGTGCCTGACTTATAACTTCTATCTTTATAAACATCACTGTCAACATCAATAGCTGCCATAAGTTGATTTCTATAATGAGATTTAACAAGCTTTAAAGTTTCTTCACTTAATGAAGAATTACCCGCAGAGTCAAACTCCATAGTTAAAGGGTCTTTTGTGAAAGTTAAAGGAGTTCCTTTTTTTGTATTAGGGTCATAATCAAAATAAACACTAGAAGGAAATCTTGACTCCCACTGATCTTTTGTTAATGATTTACCTCCACCAGAGTGAAAAGGCGCTCTAGCACCTAAAACATCATAAGCATATGATAAATAAAATTCATCACTTTTTCCGTTAACCTCTGTTTCTAAAACTTTTGAAACTCTATTTACATCAGCTGGATCGCTAATTCTTCCTAATATATTTGTTCCGTTACTAGTTCGTTGCATATTTTGATATCCAACAACTTGCTGTATGCCATTTGCGTCTGTGTAAACAAAATTTTGATCACCTAAGTTTTTAGCCCATTCAGCTACTGCTTTTTTATCATCAACCTTTTTAATTGTAATTTGATTTGGGTCTACATGGTTTCTAACTGGCTTTAATATACTAGACGTTTTTATTATGTCTTTGCCATCTCCATCTTGGCCCTCTACATATTCAAAGACAGTTTTCATATAGGCTTTATCGTCTATAATTTCAGTTGAATAATTAGATTGAAGATTTCTTTTTTGTCCAGTCTTAGGGTCATAAACTTTAAGACCTGTAAGAGTAGCGTTTACGTTTTTAAACCAAGTAGAGGTATATGTATCTAAAGAAAGTTGAGATAGTTCACCTTTGTCTATTTGCTTTTGCATTTCATCGATTCTGGATTTTGTCAAAGTAGGAATCTGCCCCACCATTTCCATTTCAGAAGTTAGAGCCTGAGATCTTGCAATAACATCAGCTCTAGATATCTCTCCTTTTCTGTTCATTTCATGAAGTTCTGCAAGCTTAGTTCTTGTTTGGTTTCCCATACCAGCCCAATACTTATCCATATCTTGAATACCAGTAGCTTCAAAATTAGTGGCTTTACCCAACACCTTTAGTTGTTGAGCTCTTTCATCTCTAACCTCTTTTCGTATTTGTTGTACTTGCGCTTGGCCTTGTAAGTAAAGATCAGCCACAGAACCCATTTTGCTCTGTACTGGTTTTACTAAATAACCCCCTCCGTATGCCATATTATTTTATTATTTATTAACCTGTGAATAACTGAAACATTTTCATTGGGTCTTTACCATCTTCCGCATTTGCCATTTCTTGGCCAGTACCAGCAGAAACCAATGTTTTTGAGAAATTAGTTATTGCGTCTGACTTCATTTGTTCTCCAGCAGCTACTTGAGCTTGTAGACTTTGAACTTTATTAAAATCCCTTTGCTCTTGCATGCCTCTTCTCATTTGCTCATCTTGAACTCTAACCTTATCAGCTTCAAACATTTGTTTACCCATGCTTCCATATAACTGTTGCTCTTGTTGACCCGTCTGTTCTTCTCCAGCAGTTAACATTGCTAACATGTTTCCAGCGTCTCCTCCTTGAGCAGCTACATCAGCAAATCTTTCTTTGTTTTGTTGTATTTTATCTAAAGCTTGTTGCTCCAACTCTAAAGAAGGTTTTAATGTATCCGCAGCTCCTGTAGATAAGTCTTGCCATTGGAACTGGTCTAATTTTCTTTTACCTTCTGCAGCAGCTTTTGATCCCCCTATAAAGTTCATAACAGAACCAGCTGCTCCAGCTACTAGTCCCAAAGTTGTTAATAAAGCCATTTTTTTATGTTTTTTTCGTTATACAAATATACAAATTTTACATATAACTCTTGATGACTTCGCTGTTCACAGCGTAAAGTTCAACAAAGCCTGTAAAGTTGTTTGTTAATTTTATTGATGAATAATATCCTCTTAATCCAAACGATTCCGATCCTGCGTTTTTAGCTATAAAACAAAAATCATTTACACTTGGAGTGTTAGATGATTCAGCCGTTGTTATAACATTGTCTGTTATTGCGTCAATTTCACCTATCTCTAATGAACTACCGTCATTGTAAAACAATACATCTCCTCCTACACCGTCAGTATTATTGGCTGAAATCTGTGCAGGAATAGTATTTGTAAATTGATACTGATTAGAAGCAGGAATTGCTTGTAAATTACCTATACCTATGATAGAAAGCTCATTGAAATCTAAAATATTACTAGAATTTCTTCTAATGTAAGCGTATTTAATACCCTCTTTATCTTCAAATTTTTGATTAGAAGAGCCTCCAATAACTCCAGATTCTATATCTGAGTTTAATGTAGCGTACCAACCTGAGTTGTTAGACTCTAGCCCTACTGTTTTGAAAACCTTAACAGTAGATGGATCTTGATTTGCCGAGACAGTAACATTACATCCATAAGTATTTCCGTAAAAATTTGTCCTAACATCATTAGAATCATGTAAGTAAATATTACCGTTTTTAAAGGTATAAAAATTATTACCTAACCTATCCATCCACTCAGGTTCATATGAGTGAAAAGAAGTCCATCCTTTGTTTATTTCATCGTATGTTATTGTTGTTGCCATTAATCGTCTATTATTCTAGGCCAATCTAAACTATTGTTTGGATCAAACCCTAAGTTATCTAAAGCCTTAGTTACGTGATATAAGTAATAATACTCCCATTTATCAAACCTTCCTGTAAGCGGAGCTGGTTTAAACGGAGCTTGAGAGTCATCAGGTGTTCCTGATCCAATCGTATCTTCTATATCATACTCAAAAGTGAATGTACCTCCAGAGGCGCTTAAATCACTTAATCCATTAGTTCCGCTATATTGCCCAGTTCCTGTCTCGACAGCAGTCATTAAATCTTTAAAGTCTCCAGAACCGTCTACTTGAAAAACTATACCTCTATAAAAAGTAGAGTTTGTAGAATTTAATGTAGACACTCTAGATCTTAAATTTGCTACATCCGTATTATAAGTAGATGTTCTAGTTGTGTTTATATCCCAACTACCTCCATGGTAAACAGTACTCGCTTCATCTTGGAAAATCATAAAAATAACATTTTCAGCATCGCTAGGAAACGAGTTTAAACTTC